TATGTCTGTGCTGGTACACCTTCTCAGTGGTGGTGATCTCCTTGCCGGTGGCCTTGTCTACCAGGTAGGGCTTGTTGTCTTCGTCAAGGCGCAGCTCGCACAGTTCCAGGATGGTCCTTTCCATCAGGCCGGGCACAGCGGTTCCGAGTGACTTGATGGCCCTGCGAAAGGGCGCCATGGCGCAGTGGTCGAAAACGGCTTCGTCGCGTGCTTTGACTGCCGCGCCGGCTGTCTCCTTGGCCTGGGCAAGTTCCAATTCCAGCTCTCCGATGCGGGCGGCCAGCTCGGCGTTCTTGGCCAACAGCTCCTTGTTCTTGGCCAGAACGGCAGCGGGGTTCTTGACCTCGGCGTCAGGGGTGGTGGTGGTGTCGGTCATGTCAATTTCCTTTCGGGTAAGTGGTCGTGAAATGCGCCAGCAGGTCGGCGCGAAGGTGGGCGGGTGTCTCAAGGCACTGCTGGCGCATGGCCTCTCTGGCCTGGGGGCCGTCGTTGAAGTGGTCGCATGCGCGCATGGCGGCCTCAATCAGTTCGTCGGCAGAGATGCAGTTTTCAAAGATGCCCGTCACCCCCACTGACGAAACTGACGAAACCCGGTGCGGAAATTCATAAATGCGCCCGGAAGGCACTGACGAAACTGTCAGAACCCCCCTTTCGTCAGTTCTGTCAGGTGCTTCTTGGGCCTTTTGTGAAAAACGTGCTTTCGCAACTTCCAGCCAGCTCATGCCTGCCTCCGTGCGCGCGGGTTGATGAAGTGCTTCACGGTGGGCCTGCCGGTGTCGTTGGATGTTTCAGCGCTGGTGACCCATCCGTGTTCTTCCAGCAACAGCAGGGCGGCTTCGGCCTGCATGTTGGTGGTGACGCCAGTCCACTGCTTTCGCACCACGTCGCGGACGGTGAACCCATCTTCCAACTTGCCCTCGGCGATCCTGCGGCTGACCCTGCGCGCGGCGGTGACCTTGGCAGCCTCTACGAGCCCGTAGACACGTCTAGCGTGCTGGGCGAGGTACTCGCACCAGACAGCGGCCCGAACGGCGCTGTCGGCCTTTACGGGGCCAATCTGGCCCTCCGCCAGGTGAAGGATCAGGGCGATGGAGCAGAACAGCTTTTCAAACTTCCCGAAGTGCTGGCGCATCATCGGGTTCTCCTCGTTGGGGATCAGCGTCTGATTGAGCTGGTGGCACCAACCAACAAAGACTTCCTGCGCGGCATCATCGAAATGGAAGTGCGGCAGCTTCACGAAGTCATCAGCGGCGGCGGCACCGTCCAACACGGGATCGAAGTTCGCCAGGCGGTCGAACAGGTCGCGCACGGCCTCGCGGGCACCCTTGACGGGATAGCGGTCGCGCCATACCCACGGCACAGGCTCGGGGTACACCAGCACTTGAAACCGTTGGATGCGCCCGTCGTTGTCCATCGATGTGGCCATCGTGGCGAGGTAGCGCTCCAGCAGCTCGGGCTGGATACCTCCGAACAGGCTCAGGCACAGGTTCTTGATGTAGAGACTGCCGCGCGCGATCCGGTCGATATTGAATGACCCGGTGCCGTTCCAGCCCTCCAGGTAGAAAGCCCTGTCTCCCTCGCGTCCGTCCTTCTCCCAGCTCGCCAGCAGGCCGATCAGTTCGTCGCGGAAAACAAGCAGCCCCTGCGGGTTGTCGACCAGCAGGTCGCCCAGCTTCTCGACCGTGCTGTCGTTGGACTTGTAGCGCCGTTGATGCGGCTCCTCGGGCGGTGCGATGGCCTGCATGTCGGCGATGGCCAGCGCCATCTTGTCGCCGTCGCCCTTGCCAGTGGCCGCCTTCTTCATGTTGGCCTTGATGGCGGCTTGATGGGCTTCGTAGGCGGCCAGCTCGGCTGCGTACACCTTTTGAGCCTGCTCCAGTGACTCGGCCTCCTTGGCTTCAAGCCGATCAAGAAACCGGGTCACGGTGCCAAGCGCCGGGGACTTCTTGGACGAAGGATCGCCCACGATGCCACCGAACAGATTGGGCGTCACGATCCAATCGTCGCGGCGCTTGGGCTTGATGGCGCACCTTGCCCCAATGACGGAACCCAGCGACACGATCAGCGCGGCGGCGATGTAGTCCGGTGCACAGGGCATCCGGTCGGCTTCGTCCAACACGAAGTCAGCCAGGGACTTTGGCAGCATGGCATGAGCATCAAACTCAGGTGCCGGTGGCAACTCCGTCTTGATCTCGCTCGGCTCAGGCCAGGTCTCAGTGATGGCCTGCCACACGTCCTGTTCTTTGGTTTTTGCTTCGGTCAGCATCCGTACCTCCCTGCCATGCCGATACGCTGATGCGCCAGGTCTGCGCGGGCCTTGTCAGCGGGGTTGATGGGTTTGCCGGCGCGGCGGTCGGCGTCGACGATGAACGCTATGTAGCGCTCGACCTCGACGGCGCGGCGCAAGTCGGAGCGGTTGACGCCTGGGGCGATGGGTTGCTTGCGCTGTCCCTCGGGGAACAGGTCGTTCATCGTCATGCCGATGGCACTCATGACGGCCTCGGGCGAGCATCCGGCATGACAGTGGATTAGCACACGTTCATCGTCGCCTTCGCGCAGGCTCAGGGACGGCGAACGGTCTGCATGGGCAGGGCAGCGGGCGACATAACCGTGACCGCGCTTCTTGACGCCTTCAAGCTGGTTGATGATGGTGTCGAGACTCATGCCGCACCTGCCTTTCTGGCGACGTGCTCCCTCAACTCCGCGTTGAGGTAATCGGCTATCCATTCGCGGTGATCCGGCCAGCGGCTGCCGTGGCTGGCGGCGCATTGCGCCATCTGGCGCGCGAACCAGGCGCGGGCCTTCGGCAGTAGGTCGGCAGGTATCGCTGACTCGTTCAACAGCGCGGTGTCGGTGGTGTTCATCAGCGCACCCCCATCGTGTGCAACCAGCGCGACAGGGCATCCAGGTCGGGCAGGTCTTTGGTGAGGTTCCAGCGGCAGGCGAGGAAACCGCCATCGGCCAGTTTGTGAACGGCGATGCCCATGAGGGCGGCCTTGGCCTTCAGGGTGGCAAAGCGCTTGGGGTCGGGTACGCCAGCGGCTGGCGTCTGAGCGCCATCATGTTGATGCGACATGAGTTAGCCCTCCTGCGCAGCAGCCAGGCGCTCGATCAGGGCGTCGATATCGCTTTCCAGCCAGCCCACGGCGCGGCTAGGCGGCGGGGCGAGCTTGATGGCTTTGGGGTAGATGCCAAGGCTCATGCCGCGCCACCACTGAGTTTTGCTCAGGCCGGTGCGCCGCTCCACCTCGGGCCAGCGGATTAACCGCTTGGGCTTCTTCATCTCGATCACGTCAGCCATTTACGGCTTCCCTTTCATACAAGGGCCGCTGGCGGTATGATCGTGAATACCCTCTGTCAAGGTACTGTCATCCCGCCTTTGGCCGGTTGGTAGGGGCTAGGGGCACCGTTAGCGCGGTGCCCTTTTGCCTTTTTGAATGCCCCCGGTGCTGCATGGGGACGCTTGAAACTTTATTTGCGCTCGTCCGGAATCACACCACCTAGCGCAAACACGGAATTAGGAATGCGATCCAAGTTCTTGTTTGTGGCCTTGGGGCGAACGTCCCTCCCACTGACGTGACGGCGAACCGTGGCCGGCTGCTCGAACAGGGCGGTTCTCAGTTCAAGGTAGGCGCTGCCGCGTAGCTGACGGCGATACAGGTCAATCTTTTTCTTGATCGTGTCCGGCTTGCTGCCGGTCGTTTTGACCACAGCGGCGATAGCTTCGGCCTGCCGTAGCTTGATGGTGCCAAGTGGCACTCTCGACGTTTTCATCGCCTCAAGGATCGTTGCCACCTCGCGCATGTAGTTGAGTGCCGACCTGTCGAACAGGCGGCGCCCATGAGGTTTTTTCGGCCCACTCAGCAGCGCCTCGGCGAGAAACTCTCGCACCTCGGGCGGTATCGGCTTCTCGCATTTGCGCAAGGTATCTGCCAGCGGCTGCGGGTCGCCCATGCGCCAGTCGGACATGGGGCCGCTCCAAGTGAGGTTGAATTTCATGTCAGTCGTTGCGCTGGCGTTCCGCTGCCGCAATCGCGTTATCGGCTGTCGTCATTTCGTTCAGCGCCTTGACTACTTCGCTGGCCATGTCACTGCACGCCCACAGGTAGCAAGCCGGCGGATTTTGTTCCGCAGAATTCTGCGGAACAAGGTTGCTCCACGCGCGCGGGTGAAAGGTGGTAGGTTGTGGATCATTTTGAGCCACAACCGTGCGTCCCACGCGCGCGGGTGAAAGGTTTTTCGGGGGATCAAATTGAGCACCCCAAAACGTTCGTCCCACGCGCGGGCGGGTGAAAGGTTTTGTTCCGCAGAATTCTGCGGAACAGATAGACACCCGCAAAGAGATCGCCAGACTCGCCCCAAGTGGGCATTAGCAGGGCGTTGGGCCGCATCAGAAGCCGCCCGTCTGGATTTCGCGCTCGGCATGCGCAAATTCGCGCTCGCGTTCGGATTCTTCCGCAAGCCACTCGCTGGCGAGGCGGTGCCCTTCATCAGTCCCAGCAAAATACGCATCGCATTCAGCAGTGCCGAGGGTGTATTGAGCAATCGACATCCCGTCAAACTCCCTCAAGCGCATCTGCAGCGTTCTCAAAACCCCGTCTTTATATGCGTTGCTTCTTGGGTCGCGCGGCTTTCCAAATGCCTCGTCAAAAATACGCTTCGCTATGCTCATGTCTATTCTCCGTGGGCTGCGGCCCAACAATTCATTCAACCCGACGCCGCTTCGCGGCGCGGCTTAATTCAGGCGTTGAGTTGCATCGCCAGTGCGGTCGCCTTTTCATGTGCGTCGTTGGCTTGCTGCCGAAGTAAAGTAACGTCAACCATGATTGATCCTTTCGCGATCAGTTGCGGTTAGGGGTCGGTCGGTGTTCCTGCACCTGCCGGCCTCGCCTTTGCTGCCCTCGACGGCGGGCAGCGTGCCGGTTTCGTCAGTTTCGTCAGTGCGTCCTTGGGGCTTTTGTGAAAATCACAATGCCACTCGTTCAAGCGCAGCAGCGGCGGCCTCTTGCTGCAAGTGGTGGTAGTTGTCCTGAATCATTTTGATCGACGTGCCGCTGATGCTGGCCACGGTGGCGAGGTCGGTTCCTGCCGTCACCATGTCCGTGATGACGCTGTGCCGCAAGGTGTAGAGCGTGGCGGCCTCGGGTAGCTCAGCCTCAGCAACGGCGGTGCGGGTGGGGCATGTCCACTTGTCCTTGATCCATTGGGCACCGTCCCAGCGGGTGAACAGGTGGGCGCTGGGCAACTTGCCCTTGGCTGCCTCGGTGAACAGCTCTGCCGTGGTGGCCGGTAGCTTGATCGTGCGGCCACCGCCTGATTTGTCGGTGCGAACCATGATGGTGTTCAACCGCTTGTCGAAGTCGCCCACGGTCAGGGCGGCCATTGCACCAGGGCGCAGGGGCAGGGCACACAAAGCGCGGATGAACATGCCAAGGTCAGGCGGCGCGGCGTCAATTAGCGCCTGCCGTTGTTGACGGTCGAGGTACAGCTCGCGGCGGTTGTCGGCGTTCTTGACGGGCACCAGCTCATTGCGCCATGCCGCATCAGTGGTAATCAGCTTCTTCTTGAACGCGAAGTTAAGCGCTGCCTTGAGGCACACCATGTCACGGTTCAAGCTGGAATCTGAGCGGGCCGTCCCCCGGTGCGTGGGCGTGTCTTGTAGTGCGTGCCGCCAGCTTTCGATGTGGCGCACGGCCAGCTTGGCTAGATCAACCTTGGCTAGCGGCTGGTTATAGACGTACTGCTCAAAGCGGCGGCGCACATCGTCGGCGGTCTTCTGGCGCTTGTCTCGTTCCAGTTGGGCGATGTAGCGGTCGCAGGCTTCACGCACCGTGACGGCTTCGGTGCTGCCACCGTGCCCGAGATGCTTGAACCATTCGTTAGCGGCCTTGACGGCAGCGTCATAGCGCTCGTTGGGGGGCAGCTCGTCAAAGGCACCTAACGGCTGGTGATGTTGCTTGCCGCTATCGGGATCGCGCCAGCGGGCTACCCATGTTCCTTCGCTACTGGCGGTCATCTTGCGCAGGCCGATAGCGCAGCCACGCGACAGCGGTGCGAAGTACGGATCGCGCCTGGGTTTCAGCTTCGCCCGGTCTGCAACTCTTGCCAGTGCCACCATGTCTTCGTCCTGTATGAACTAGGTATGAAAACATTGTAGGTGATTCGTGGTTACTTGTGGGCCTTTGTTTATGCGGTTTCCGAGAGGATTGGTAGTTCTTGAAACTTCAAAACACTACCTTGACATGGTGGGGGTCGTTGGTTCGAGTCCAATCGCGCCTACCAATAAAATCAAGCACTTACGGGAAACCGTAGGTGCTTTTTTCTTGCCGGTATGAAGATAGTATGAAAAAGCGGGTTCTGAACCGCCCTCGAACTGCTCAATTTTTAGGCATCCCAGCATCGCGGGGAAGCGCACCCTCAACCATCCTTGCAACACTCGTTTTCTACAAAGCCCATAGTGCCGTACTGCCAAAACTGACAAAAGGATGCCGGCCACGCACCGTCCAAGATGATGCTGCCGGCTGTCACGGTTACTTGCTACCCGCGCGACTCATGACTAAGGCGCGTCTGGCTATCTGCTGTCGCAGCCCTGCCAGCTAGGGGGTTCTCAGAATGTGGCAGTGGCCGCAGGCATGTTGATGCTGCCCACGAACTGCTTGAAGCGCATCAGCCCATAGCGGCAGGCGTCTGCTCCGTGATCCGGCCCTGAGCTGTCCAAGTCCTCGACCCGCTTTTCGTCGCGCGCCAGGTAGGGCACCGTCGCCCAGAAATAATCACACCCTCGGCTGATGTAGAGGCCGGGCACGTCAGGCTTACCGGCATCGGCCAGCAGGCGCTTGACGGTCTGCCAGCCGGTGATGCGGTCGGCTTTCTTGGCCGGCTCGAAGTTCACCTTGAAGCGGGCAAACTCGTCGGCAATCGTTCCAGCGGTGAAGCCAGTCCGGGCGAAACAAGCATCGTCTGCAACCCCTCGCGGTTTCATGTCCCAGCGGGCGCACATGGCCCTGATCTCCTCGGCGATGGTGGGGATCGTCCAGCCCAGTCCCATGTTCAGGTTGTCCCTGCGGACGGTGGCCAGCTCGTCGACAAGAACGACGCTGCCCCTGGGATAGAACACGCCTTCGTGTTGATCGCCTGGGCTTTGCGCCATGACGTAGGTCACTGACGGTGCTGTCGATCCGAAGTCATGACCGAGCCACCAGCCCCAGCCATCGGGGATCTGTTTCCAGTGGTCGACGGCGTTGCGGGCTTCGTCGAGAACGCTGGCGAAGTAGGCACCACGGTTCACAGCCCAATCGCCGGTTAACCAGGCTCTCAGCAGCTCGGGGTCGGACGGGCAAGCCGATGTGAGCTGTTCGCGGTATTGGTCGCGGTCGATGAACTGGTTACCGTCAAACGTTGAGGGCGCGTACACCCATAGGCGCTTACTCCGTTCCTCCCTGAACGCTTTCCAGGGGCCGGCTTGGAACACGTAGCGCTTGGCGATCCAGTGATGACCTGGGCCGCCTGGGTTGGCTGCCACCACCACGCGGATGGGGATGTCCTTGGCCCCCCGCAGGTTGCTGCGCATCATGTCCAACAGGTCGGGCTGCGCGTACTGGCCAGCCTCATCGATCATCAACAAGGTGAACGAGCGGCCTTGATACTTGGGGTAGTCGGCGTGGCTCTCCAACTGGCCAAACTCGATATAGCCCCCGTTGGGCATGCGCCAGATATGTTCTGACTGGTTGTAGCGGGCGTCGGTGCCGTAGATTGAGCCGAACAGCTCGCGGCACGTCAGCTCGAAGTCTCTCAGTCCGCCGTAGGTCTTTCGCAGGTACAGCACGCGAGCGCGCTGGCCGTACTGTTCGCAGTGCCGCAGGGCGAGTAGCGCCAGGCCGTAGGACTTGCCACCACCACGGCCACCACCGCAGAAAACATCAACTTCTTCGGGCAGTTCCAGCAGTGATTGCTGGAAGGGGTTTAGCGTCTGCATCTATCACCTCGACGGTTTCCAGCGGCTTCGCACCAGGCAGCGCGAAGTTAATTTGGACTCGGTTGCCTTGCTGCGGCTGCTCGCCCTCGATGTAGCCGTGACGGGCTTTCAGCAGGAACATGGCGGCGATCAGGCTGTCGCGGCCTTGGCCCCCGGTTGCTGCCTCGAACAGCACGTTGTGCAGCGTCTTTCGTTCCTTTTCGCGGCCTTCGTCGAACGCGGCCAGCAGGTCGGGACGTTCGTCGAGCCAGCGGCGCAGGGTGTCGTGTGCGCAGCCAAGGGCGGTTGCGATGCCCTTTTGTGACGCACCAGTCGCGGCGGCTGTGCGGATGCGCTCGGCAGCGTCCTTGGGCGGTTGCTTGGGGCGCCTGCCGATGGGTTTCTTGATGATCTCTGTCATGAAGATGAAGGGGCCGAAGCCCCCCCCAATCAAGCCAGCTTGTGCTTCAAGAATGCCAGCGGGACATTCTTGCGGCTGGTGGCCACGCGATCCCAGTTGGTGGCCGTGGCCAACTCCGCGATGGTGGGGCTGTCGCCGACAACAGAGGCCTCTTTCCACTGGAACCCCAGCGGATGAATGGCCAGGTTCACGCGGCTGTGCAGGACTTGCTGACCGCCACCATTACCGGCGCTGGGCAGGTTCTCGATCTCGGTTCCTGCGGCGACGCGTGGGGCCGTCATGCCGAAGCCCACTGCGCCAGGGCCGAACAGGACGGTGGTGTAAACGCCGGTCGATACCGGCAGGCCATCGTCGACCAGGATGCCCAGCCCCCGGAAGGTCTGGATAAACCCGCCTTGGCTGTCGGGCAGGGTCTGGATCATGTCGGCCTTCAGCGCGGCTTTGTAGGTCGCAGAGTGCATGCTGATGCCGGTCAAGTCGCGCATGGCATCGCCCAGCGTGGCGGCGGTATCGATCACTGCTGCGGCTGAGAAATTCGCGGCGGTGCCGGTGGCGGTCGAAATGTCTTCCACCATGTCGCCGCTGTCGTTGGCCACGTTGTCGGCCAGGATGCCGTTCAGGCTGGCGATCAGGCGGCGCTGCGCTTGGCGCGTCCAGTAGGCGGCGGCGCGGTCTTGGATGCGCTTCAAAGCATCATCGCCAGACAGCTCCGAAGCCAGGTTCATCGCCGACCAGGACGCATGCAGGAACGCCTTGCGGACGATCTGCTTGCCGCTGCCCAGCTTGCGCGGCGTGGCGTTGACGGTGGGGTCGTCGCTGGCGATGTTGGCCTCGTCGTCGGCCAGGTCTTTCCAGTGCGGCACGCTGAACGAGTCAGCACCAGCACGGAGATGTTCCTCGATCTGCGCATTGCGGGTGACGATGCCGGATCGAACCAGGGCCGATTTCTCGACGCTGTTCTGAACGATGTAGTCGGTGAACTCGACGGGGACGATAACGTCCGCAATTTGGGTGACAGCCATGTCTAGGCTCCTTCACAAAACAAGGGGGAGTTGTTTCGCAAGGGCCGTGAGCCGGTGCGGGTGGCGCGTAACGCCTGGGATGGGTGCCGCCCAGCGTGGCCGGGCGGTGATTAAATTTTAAGCAGTATCAGGAATCAGCGCAAGCCGAACTGAGGTTTTTTTGGCGGCTCGGGTGCCTGGGCTGGCGTCGAGTTGGTGAAGGCTGCCGAAGTGCCCCCGGTCGCGCCTGATCCCTGGGGGCGCGGCAACAGGTGGAATGGGTTGTCGACCCCCGGATACACCTTGCTTTCGTTGTCGAAAATCCAGCGGGCCAGGCTGGCACTGTCGCTCGGATCGATGCGGGTGTGCTTTTCCTCCGGCGGCGGCGCGTCTTTAGGACGGGGGTCACGCGCGCCGGGGATATGTCTGTGCTGGTAAACCTTCTCAGTGGTGGTGATCTCCTTGCCGGTGGCCTTGTCTACCAGGTAGGGC